AGGAGAAATTACTCTTGATGAAACTGAAGAAACTTTTACAAACGAAAACGAACCATTTTAATTAGCTCTTAGTGAAACGAACTCTCCTTGTAGACGGGAATAATTTGATGAAGATTGGGTTTCACGGTGTGAAAGATTACTTTCATAACGGAGAGCATATCGGAGCAATTTATCACTTCATTAATACTTTACGAAAGTTTATTGATGAACAAAATTTAGATAAGGTAGTTGTATTTTGGGATGGTGAGGACTCCACAAGTATTCGTGGAGTTCTTTACCCCAAATATAAACAAAACCGAAAGTTAGTTATGGAGGACGCAATCTTTATGTCCTACCTAAGACAAAAAAATCGTATTAAACAATATCTTGAGGAGATATATGTTAGACAAATTGAAATTTCAGGACGAGAAGCTGATGATTTAATTGCTTACTATTGTCATGTTTCTGAAAATGAAGACAAATTAATTTTTTCTTCAGATAGGGATTTAACACAACTAATTTCTGAAAAAGTATCCATATATTCACCATTATTAAGAAGTACATTTAAAAATGGTGATAAGATTAAATTTGATGACTTTGAGTTCCCACATTATAATGTTAAAACATTAAAAATTATGACTGGAGATAAGAGTGATAATATTGAGGGGATTTACCTTTTGGGTGAAAAAACATTGGTTAAATTTTTTCCTGAGATACTTGAAAAACCCGTTTCTTATACCGATATTTTAACAAGAGCTGAAGAACTTTTGAAAGAACAAAAGGACAATCAGACACTGAAGAATTTACTAACAGGAAAAACAAAATCAGGTATTTTTGAAAACGAATATTATGTGGTCAACGAGCAAATTGTTGATTTGTCAAACCCACTCCTCAAAGATGAGGACAAAGAAGAGATTTCCCAAATTGTTAACGAGACATTAGAAACCGAAGGAAGAAGTTATAAGAATATCATTCGTTATATGGTAGATGACGGGATATTCAAATACCTCCCAAAGGGCGACGACTCGTGGACATACTTTTTAAAACCATTTATGAAATTAACAAGAAAAGAAAAAACAAAAACTAAAAATTAAATTATGAAAGAACAACAAGACATTACGAAACTGGAGTTTCTGATGACGGTGAACGACAACTTTATCGTTCAAAGATTTTTTAATGTTAAGGACTACAATCCAAAATCTCCAAAATCAGTTGAAATGATTGATTTGGTGTCTAATTTGGTTGAGAACTTTAAGTCTGACTTTAAAATGAAGACTGTAAGTTACATGTTGGACAACCAATATCAGATAACTGAAGACCCTGAAATTTTGAATACGTCTTTCACAGATGGACCAGAAATGTTCAATGTTTACATTAAAAATGGTGATAATGTTTTATTACATTATGGGTTTGACGCTAAGTTATATCCACCTAAGATTAGATACACTGTGGATGTAAGACCATATCTTAAATCATTGTTAAATGAACTGACAAGTCTTATGTCTAAGAAAAAATTAACACACGAATTATTCGGGTATCAGCTAGTTCGTTGATATTTACTTAAAAAAAGGATTTAATATGGCTGACAAAAATTTTGATTATTTGGGGAACGTTTTTCAATTACAACTTTTAAATCAAATCGTAGTTGATAAAGATTTCACCAACTCTATTATTGAGGTACTTGAACCAAGTTATTTTGAAAACAAATACTATAAATTATTTGTTCAAATGGTTAAAGAGTATTACGCAAAATTTGAACACGGCCCTAGTTTTGAAACAATTCAACAAAAAGCTAAGAGTGAAATTAGTCAAGAGTTATTATTAAAGATAACTCTTGATACTATTTCTGAAATTAAAAATGTTACCGATGACGGTGGAGCGTTTGTCCAAGAGAAGGCTTTAAAGTTCTGTAAACAACAAGAACTTCAAAAGGTCATGGAAAAGGCTAAAAAAATTATTGACCACGGGGAGTTTGAAAATTACGATACTTTAGAGGAAATGGTAAGGGAAGCCTTACAAGTTGGAAATGTTGATAGAGGTACTGGGGAAGTTTTTGAAAATTTGGATGATGTTTTAGCTGAGGATTATAGACACCCAATACCTATGGGAATTCCTGGTATTGACAACTTACTTAAAGGAGGATTAGCAAAAGGTGAAATCGGAGTTATACTCGCACCTACAGGTGTTGGTAAATCAACCCTAACTACTAAAATTGCAAATCACGCATTTAATCTTGGGTTTAATGTATTACAAATATTCTTTGAAGACAACAAAAAGGTTATTCAAAGAAAACACTTCACGTGTTGGACAGGTATTGCTCCTGACGATTTAAGTAATCACAAAGATGTTGTGTTTAAAAAGATTGAAGAGATTAAGGAAACAATGCCTAATAAATTAATCCTTAAAAAATTACCATCAGATACGTTAACAATGAATCAGATTAAGAATCAAATTCGTAAGATGATTGCTGACGGGACAAAAATTGATATGGTTATTTTGGATTATATTGATTGTGTAACACCTGAGAAAGCATTGGAAGATGAATGGAAATCTGAGGGTTCGGTTATGAGAGCATTTGAGGCGATGTGTCATGAATTAGATATTGTGGGATGGACTGCAACACAAGGTAATAGAAGTTCTATTTCATCTGATGTTGTAACTACTGACCAAATGGGAGGTTCAATTAAGAAAGCTCAAGTTGGACACGTTATTATTACTGTGGCAAAATCATTACAACAAAAAGAGTTAAATTTGGCAACAATTGCGATTACAAAATCACGTATTGGTAAAGATGGAGTGGTGTTTGAAAATTGTAAATTTAATAATGAGATGTTAGAAATTGATACTGAAAGTACCACAACATTCTTAGGTCTTGAAGAACAAAAAGAAGAAAGAAATAAGAATAGAATTAAAGAAATTATGGAGAAAAGAAAACAACAACAAGTATAATTATTAAAACAGAAACAAATAAAATATGGAAAAAATATTAAAAGAAAATCCAAATCGTTTTGTCATATTTCCAATTCAGTACAATGACATATGGGAATATTATAAAATGCACCAAGCGGCATTTTGGACGGCAGAAGAGATTGATTTGAGTGGTGATATTAGAGATTGGGAAAATTTATCAGAGAATGAACAATATTTTGTTAAAAATATTCTTTCATTTTTTGCAGCTTCTGACGGTATTGTTAATGAGAATTTAGCGGAAAATTTTTACCGTGAAGTTCAATACCCTGAAGCTAAATTTTTCTATGGAATGCAACTTGCAATGGAGAATATCCATTCATTAATGTATTCTCTTCTTATTGATACATACGTATCAAATGAAGAGGAAAAGAACAAATGTTTTACCGCATTAGATAATCTTCCGGCAGTTCAAAAGAAGGCTAAATGGGCTTTGGATTGGATTGAAAATGCATCTTTCCAAGAAAGATTGGTTGCATTTGCCGCAGTTGAAGGTATCTTTTTCTCAGGTTCATTCTGTTCAATCTTTTGGTTAAAGTCTCGTGGAATTATGCAAGGTTTATGTAACGCAAATGCTCTAATCTTTAAAGATGAAAATCTACATTGTGATTTTGCAATTCATTTATTGAATAATCACGTTGAAAACAAACCAAGTGAAAAGAGAATTAAAGAAATTCTATTGTCAGCACTTGAAATTGAAAAAGAATTTATCACGGAATCATTACCAGTTTCTCTTATTGGGATGAATCAAAATTTAATGAAACAATATTTGGAGTTTGTTGTTGATGGATTGTTAGTTAAACTTGGATGTAAAAAACAATTCAATGTTGAACAACCATTCAAATTTATGGAACAAATTGCCGTTGAAACAAAAGGTAATTTCTTTGAATCTAGAACAGTTGAATATCAAAAAGCAAAGTTAAATGAGACTCTCTCCTTTACTGATGACTTTTAATTTACTATCTTTTTAAACTATGATGTCACTTAGAATTAAAAAACGTAGTGGGGACGATGCGTCGTTTAACCCACAAAAAATTTACAACAGAATTAAAAGAGCTGCAAAAGGTCTTAATGTTAATTCTGACGAAATCTTCATTAAGGTAATCACTTCAGTACCAACTGAAGGGGTCATCACCACCAAAGATTTAGATAAGTTAATTTATGAAATTGCTGCGGCTTTCACAGGTAGTCATCACGACTATTCTCGCTTGGCATCATCAGTTGCAATTTCATCCTACCATAAAGAAACTGACCCAAGTTTCTCAAACGTTATGCATACTTTACATGTTGATGGTATTGTAAGTAACGAATTAATGGAAATTGTTGAATCATACGGACCCAGTAATATTGACGAAGTAATTAATCATGACAATGATTATAACTTTGATTACTTTGCTTGGAGGTCACTTGCTGAAATGTATTTGTTGAAATTACCAAGCGGTAAAGTTGTTGAAAGACCACAACATATGTATATGAGAGTAGCTCTTTGGGTAACCAATACATTTGAAGAAGCGGTTGAATACTATCAAGCATTATCAAGTCAGAGAATATCTCCAGCAACCCCAATTATGATTAATGCGGGAACAAAGGTTCCACAATTGGCATCTTGTGT